GTACTTGTTAAAATCCTTGATATTAATACCATAGGCTTTCATATCTTCCGCTGGTCCAGAACCATCACGGAAAGCATCACCCAAGTGATCCAGTACGTCACGGTTTAAATCGCCGAATTTTTCAACAGTAAAACCAAGTCCTTTAAATTGCTTTTCAAGTTTCTGTAGTTGTTCAACGGTCAATGAACTAGTACGGGCAACTTCATTATATTGATTAACGTATTCTGCTGATGAAGCAACAAGACTATAAATGCCCCCTGCTACAATACCCATAGCACCGGCAGTACCAAGTAAGCCAGTACTTAAGCCACCGAAGCGGCCTGTAAGATCCGATACTTTGCCAGATAGTCCACCAAGTAAATCACCCGATTCAGTACCGAATTTATGAATGCTATTTGTACCATCGGCAAGTGCTTTACGTAATCCTGTTACGTCGCCATCAACATTAAAAATTAGTTGATTATTCTTTGCCATTATTTTTATCCTTAGTTGCTAATGCCTTTATAGTATCGGCAATGCTATTAATTTGTTTCTTGGCTTCATTGGTTTTCTTTTCTTCTAACTTATTGAAAAGTTCACCTGATGTTAGATTCTGAAGAATTCCGTAGAAATCCCAATCCAGTACAGAAGCCTCTTTACGTCCACGTTCACTAAGATTGCCAGAACTGGCTAACATCAAATGACATAAGTTTGCGAACATCATCATCTGAAAACGACTTCCATTTGGTTCAATACGTTGATCGTATATCATCAACTGGTGAAACAATTCAGGATCTAATTCATCTAGCTCTTGTGGAGAAAAGCCCCGGCGATGCATCATCTTCAGGGCAAATTTTATTTCTGGATTGTCTCTTACTTTTTTTCGAAGTCTTCCGTAGGACTATCAGTAGTTGTCCATAGATTTAGACAGTGCTGAAATAGTTCACTTGCGATAGAAGAATCAATTTCATTTACGTCAATAGTATCTTCACTACCGCCATCGCTGAAAGCTGGATAACCAGTTTCATCACGACATACACAATTGATTAGAGTACTTTTGGTATCCTTACATTCTTCAAATTTAGCTAGGCTTGGTTTTCGAACATAAAGTTCAATATCATCACCAACTGTTACTTTAGTTAGTTTTGGTTGTAGTTTGTTTTTAAGTTCTTGTAGTAGACTCATTTTAAGTTCCTTTTAACTGAGTGATTATGGTGCGATAACTGCTGATGCAACAGGACCGCCATCAATAGCTAGAGTAAATTCTTTAGTTACTACTTCATCCTTTCCACCTGCTACAGTGTCAGCACTAACGAAAGCGTTATATACGACATAGTAACCAGTAGTGCGGGTAGCATCCTGGAAGTACTCTAACTTAACTTGAATACGTTTCTGAGTATCACTTGCGGTCATCAACTGTTGATGTACTGTGTTATCTGGAATCCAGTTAACTGAGATTGAAATATCAGGAACAGCTTTAGAACCAAGAAGTTTACGGTTGTAAAGTTGATTGAAAGTTACTACATCGATTACGGTAGAACTGCCGCCAGAGGTAGCGAAGGTTGCGATTTCTGGTACTTCAGTCCATGTAACTGATTCAGTAGTACCGGCAGTGCCGATTGATACACCTAGGTTAGCACCAGCAAAAATATCCATTGCCATGTTTTTATTTCCTTATAAGTAATATCCCCATTTTATTGGGGTTTTTTAATGTTTAATTATGAATTTAATTAATAACATCACTAGTACTATTTATTAGTGATGTTATGATAAAGATTAAATTCAAAGAGGTTAGTTGATGGTATAAGTATTTACTATAAAGATAATTCTAATGCAGAAAGCCTTGCTTCAAAACCTTTAGAAATGAATAAATTCAATTGATCATATCTGAAAGAATAACGATCCCCCGCAGGGATTGTTTTGTACACTGGCGTATCAGTATCATTTTCATAGTAATCCACTTCCTGTCTTTCTTTCCAAGCGTCATAGCATATAAAGCCGTAATTCATGGGATCTAAATTACAAGATTCCATGATTTCAATTGCTCTTTGTACTGTAAAACCAACATGTTCTCTTGCTGAATCACCTTCTTCTATTTGTTTCCCTAACCAAGAGAAGAAGCCTATTTCTTTAGCAATCAATTTAGAGGCTAAGATTTCCTGTTCATTGAATTGTCTAATTTCGGTTTTTAGTCTTGCGTCAGAAGTTTGAATAGAACCATTAACGGCATAAACCGCACTAAGCCTTAGACTTGGATTACCAATAGACTGAAAACCATCAGTAAGAGGTAAGAATTGACCATCACCACTAATTGACCATCTATCAGCCCTTGTTGTTGAACCAACGGCAGTTGTTGAGAAAATGATACCAGCACCGGTATTTGTTGGAGACCAGGTTTGACCACTTGAAGGAACAAAACGCACTGAAGCAGCAACTGACACAAAGTTAGTACCGTTATGACCATCTAGACCAACCCACATAGCACTATTACCAGGTGTAGCAGTTTTAGTACTACCAGCATATCCACCAAATGGAGTACCCCTGATGGTTATGCTTGGTGAGGTGTTACCATTGCCGGGTGTTAGGAAGTTAATATCATTATAAGGTCCGACAACTTGTTTCATTCCTCTGCCGTCCCAACCTTGGTTATTATCACCACCAAATGAAGGATGTGCCATTGCGTTAGTACCCATCGGTACATCAGAACCAACCCACAAATCACCATTATTAGAAGTGGCAAATGTTTGTCTACGTGAATCTTGAGTAGCATTTTTAGGGCAAGTCATGATTCTAGTCCAGCCACCGTGATTAGTAGTAGATGCCTGTCCATCCATCATAAAATGAATTGCCGTATTTGAATGGGCTGTATATGTAGTACCTGTCCAAGGTCGTGAGCCATATCCACCAATCAAAGAATCGCCAGGTTGACCAGCACCATTAGCGGGTTTTACATAGTTATGAAAAACTGCTGCACCGCCACCAATATTGGCAATCCCAAAACTCGACCCTACTGGATCACTCGATTCAATGGTTATACCATTACCTTCTGTGCCTTCTTCTAATTTCATACCCCTGATAGATAGACCGGATGAAATACCAATCAGTTGTGTAATGTCAGAGTTAATGCCAGTTTTAGCAGCACTTAAGGCAGTACGTGCAGCTTCTGGAGTACCTGAACCAGTACCGCCATTGCTCACACTAAGATGTTGTGTAAGTGTTAATGAATCTGCCTGGACTGCCCCTGTGAATGTTCCAGTAGTACCGGATAACGCATCTGTAAATGTAGCTGTTGTACCAGTAATTGCACCCGCTCTTAGATTGCCAGTACTTACAGCACCACTAAAGGAAGCAGTAGTACCGGTCAAAGTACCGCTTAAGGTCATTACATCTGCGATTGTAGAACCTGTTACTTCAAGGTCTTTGGTAGTTGCTTTGTTCTGAATGGTCGCATTCTGTAGGGTAATACTGTTGACTGTTAGAGCACCTGTAATGCTTGCTGAGTCTGCCTGTATTGCCCCTGTGAAAGTACCGGTTGTACCAGTAATAGTACCCGCTCTTAGATTGCCAGTGCTGACACCACCAGAAAATGTAGCTGTTGTACCGGTAAGATTGCCTGTTAATGTACCACCAATTAGTGCTAAGGCTGATACATCGCCCGGAGTCAAAGTAATGTTAGTACTTAACGCTTTACCATTTACAGTACGATTCATTGGTACATAAGTTGAATCTGATTGTGGTTTAGTTAGTATCTGAGTCCATGAACTAGATTGATTTTTACCGTATAAACTGAAAATACCAGATTCTGTCATTACTAATTTAGTGGTATTACCATTGTCAACATTGGCAATACCAAGTAAATCGGTCCCTGTTGGGTTTAGTGCTTGTGATGAAGGTACTTTAAGAAAGCTGTTACCTGAAGGTGTAGATGATTCGAATTGTGGAATATCAACACCATCGGCACCTACACCATAATCACCAATTTTTAAATTTACCATTTCTGTTGCTGTCCCTCTGGATATTACGTCTTCTGCCGTGAATACGTATGTTTTCTTCACTACTGAATTTTGATCACCTGAGAGTGTGGCACTACTAACATATCCAGAAATAATGGCATAATTTTGTATAACACTTGTCAATGATTCATATAGTGAAACTTTTATTTGAAATTTCCTCTGACTAGTAAACATGGAATCAAGAAAAACATGTGTTACATTGTCTGGTACATAGTTCACTACTATGTTTACTGATTGAATTGATTTATTAGCAGCAATGATACCTACATATTCATCATTGTATGTATCGTATTGATTTACGCTGCTTTGTATTTTTACTTC